AGATGTGTTTTGCACTGATGTCCCAAAAGTGGGGCAGGTGCGAGGCAGTTTGGAAACTGCGATCACCGCTTTGAAGTGGAGGTGTCCAAAGTTTACGGACAACCCACACGGTCCCCTTGCACGGGATCGTTGGATTCTAACTAACGCAGCCGTTGCTGTGTTGGCTAAACTCACCAATAAACGGGTGAGAGACGTATGTGGTGTACCATCGCGATATCTTAAGGTTGTCGCGAAATCCGTAGCCTGTGTCATGCCTCGCGACCTCTGCAATGTGGACGCTTGGCTGCGCACGGATGGGGATAATGTCACACTGGTTGAACCGCGGAGTGAAGTTCGCTCGTACAATGGCCAAACGGTCGGCGTACTTATGGACTTCTACTACACGGAAGATGACCTTTCCATCATGTTCGCTGGTGGGGGGATTATCATTACCATGCCCTTTGCCGAGGGCATCCATGAACTTACCTACGAGGATGAGGTCTTAGGATCTTACTTCGCAGGCCCGGATGGAGTGAACATGTCTGTGAATGATGGCATTAATTATTCACATGGTTACCACAAATGGCACGCCGACACCGGCTTTGTTGTCGGTACAGGTGGTGTGATACGCTACCGCTCTGTATGCAAGTTTGGACATTTAACTGCATACCACATGCAACCCATTGCCGCCGATGTTCATCGCGACCAAGGGCTCGAATCAATTATGATCGATCGGGCTCCGAGTCACGAAAAATTGGTGCGCACGGGTGAGAACATGTGGGGAATAGTCAAATCTGATGGCGAACGTGAATACCTTGACCAAGGTGTGATCAACACGATTGCCAACCAGCTGATGACTGACCCAGACAATTGCGCGTCGTACCGTAAGCTTGTGGAACTTCGTGCTTCCAAAGGTGAAATAGATCATCCCTTGGAGCACTGGAAAGCAATCGGTGGAGAGGTTGCTGCCCGCGGCATGGCCATGGCATTACACGAGAGTAGGCTCAACCTGCGCCCGTGGAAGTCGTGGCTCGTCCGCTACCTCCTCTCCTTCGTAGGATTACTAACGTATTCCGCGAGAAACACTTTCGCATGGGGTGTTTATTCTGGTCCAATCCAGCCAATTGACGAGGGTCATTATGGCACTATTGCTTTGGACAAGTTGAACGCTCTTTTTGAAAACCCCCGGCCGCCGCCTAATGGACCCAGTAGTAACAGCACCAGACCTACTGCCATTGACGGGGGGCCTCGAGGGGATGGAAAATGCGAAAGCAAGTCTCCGGAACCGCGTGACGTGTCCGTGCGTGCCAAAGGCACTCCTAAGAAAAGTGCCTGTGGAGTTCCTCCAAGCAATACTGAGAGACCCCAAGATCCAAATCGCCCAACTCCGCCCGCTGACGTACCTCGAAGCGACGGAGGTGTGGCTGGCAAAGTACAACCAAAGCCAGCAAAACATGTTCCGCCTAGCACAGCGCCAAAGCCTCCCGTCGAGGGCGAGGATAAAGGCGTTCATAAAGGTGGAGTCGATAGGAAGAAAGGGACCAAGGAACATTTGTCCGATGCCCCCCCAGTTGATAGCAAGGCTTGGGCCGTTGCTGCTCATCTTAGAACGAATTCTGGGAAAAAGTCAGTTCCTCGTAAAAGGACTGACAATAGGACAAAGGGACCACCACTTGTTGGCGCGGCTGATTGGCCGCCCCTTGTGCGAGACTGATCTCAGCCTGTACGATCGCACCATGAGGAAATTAACGCGCCTCATG